CCTAGTTACTCCTACGCTGGTTGCTCTTGGCTCTGCACTTGAATCAGAGTGTAAGTTTAGATGGTACAAGAAAGAGTATCCTGCATTGATGCACTACATCAGCAGTAAATACTTTCACAATGCCTGTGGTACAAAACAAAAGGAAATCATAGCTAGTCAGAAGTTTGGACAGCGTGACATCAAATGGCAGCCCTGGAATATCAAGGCAAAGACCTCCATCGGTAGATGGGGACTGATGATTGTCATGGAAACTACTGAGTGGTTTACTGTCAACAAACGCAAGACACATCGCAAACGCTATGAGTATAGGGTAGTACCTACCGATTTGTTTAACCAAAGACGGGCAGAACTCATCAAATCAGCTGAACTATTTGCTGGTATACCTTGGCCAATGCTAGTTGTACCAGACGATTGGGGATATGATGAGACAGGTAACATTGTGTATGGTGGATACCTAACAAACAGCATGATGAAGGGTCATGATCTTACTAGAAAGGGAAACCCCTCCATAATACACGGAGAAGCTCCGATGAACTTTTTAAACAAGTTACAAAGGGTCAAGTACTGTGTTAATCAGCACGTGCTGCACATAGCAGATAAGATGAGGTTGAGAGGTAGAATTATAGGTAAGTTTATACCTATTAGTCCTACCACGAAGTTACCACGTCCTGTAGATGCAGACGAAAATCAGGAGGCTAACCTAGCTTGGAGACGAGCTATGGCAGAGGCTTACAATGCTGATCGAATAAACTTCAAACGATCAGTGCGGACACGCACACAGTTAGAAGCTGCTGAGAAGTTTAAGGATGATGTCTTTTATTTATGTTGGTCTTTCGACTACAGAGGTAGAGCATATCCTATACCAGCCTTCCTAACACCACAAGACACAGACTTTGGTAAAGCATTATTGCGATTTGCTGATGAGTCTAGTGTGACAGATGAGGCAGAACTCTGGTTATCTTTCCAAGTAGCTACAACCTACGGAATGGACAAAGAAACGCTAGAGGACAGACATCAATGGGTGTCTAATAATACTGACCTTATAACCAAGGTCGCTACCGACCCAGAGGGTTACTTACACCTATGGGAAGAAGTTGACGAGCCTTGGCAATTTATGGCTGCTTGTCATGAATATTACCACTGCTGTATAGCTAAAGACAAGAAAACAACTGGTCTTATGGTTGCAGTTGATGCAACATGCTCTGGTTTACAGATCCTTGCTGGTCTAGCTAGAGACAAAAGCACAGCAGAGCTTGTAAATGTTGTACCTAGTAATAAACCTAGTGACGCTTACAAAGCGGTGGCTGAGAAAGCAAAAGAGTTCTTACCTACATACATGCACCGTTGGATGAACAGATCCGTGTGCAAACGCACGGTAATGACCATACCATACAATGCTACTAAGGATAGTAGTCGTAAGTACATACGTGAAGCATTACTTGAAGAGGGTATCGACCCCACAAAGGACGAACTCACACAGGTCGTAAACGCTGTATATAGCAGCATGGACTCAATAGTTCCAGGGCCTATGCAAGTGATGCGATGGATAAAGAAACATGTCGGACTTTACATCAGAAATGGTGCTAAAGAAGTTGAATGGGTCACACCATCTGGGTTTATTGTCAATCAAAGAAGAGATGACATCGAAACAGAACGGATGGAGCTGCAGTTGTTAGGACGTACAAGTATTAGATTACCAACTGGTAAGTCTAAGCCAAGTCCTACCAAGCATAAGTCAAGCACTGCCCCAAATTACATTCATTCATTCGATGCTTCGATCCTTCACAGATCATTTACTCAATTCGATGAACCATTCACAGTCATACATGACTCTGTTCTTTGCAGAGCAGGAGACATGGGAACACTCAATCGCCTTGTGCGAGAAACCTACACCAATATCTTTTCCGAGAAGTGTTGGCTCTCAGAATTTGCAGAGACGATCAACGCCTCAGAACCGCCACCAATCGTTGGGACACTAGACCCAAAGGTTGTATCCAATTCCACCTATTTCTTTTGCTAACATGCACACACACGTTACACCAAACCCAGTAACACTCGAAGGGTATCAAGCGATACTAAAACCTGGCGAGTGGGGCTATAAGCTCGCAGCTCTTGTCGATGAGAAACTTATCAAAGATCTCGAAGAGGAGCGTGAGTCAGCTCTAGAATGGGCTAGAAGCAAGGCTAAGAACCCTAGAAGGGTAACAGTCAAGCCTGAGCCTTGGGAGGAGCTACAGACCCAGAAGGGTACATATCAGCTCAGATTCACATGGAAGGACGGTGATAAGTTCTTTCCTGTTGTAGTTGATACAGAGGGTACAAAGATAGAAGATATTGAAACCCCTGTGTACAGCGGTAGTAAAGTTAAGTTAGCTTTCTTTCAAAAGCCTTACATACTTCCAGCTGGAGACATAGGTACATCACTGAAACTAAAAGCTGTACAAGTTGTTAGTCTCAACAGTGGAGCTGGTGTCGTAGATACTGGCGACCTTACGCCAGAAGCAGCAGCAGAGCTGTTCGGTGAAACAAAAGGATTCAAGGTCGAAGATCCTAACGTAGATGCAAGTCCTTGCTCTGTAGAACCTGACGATGACTTCTAATGAGAAGCAAGTTAGAAGAAAACATAGCAGACTTGTTGGAGGAGCTGGACGTTGACTATGAGTATGAATCTGAAAAGTTATCATACGTCATAGAGGCTAAGTACATCCCTGATTTCAAAGTTGGGGATGTCTACCTTGAAGCCAAAGGCTACTTTCCATCCGACCAAAGACGGAAGATGAAAGCTGTAAAAAAAGCCAACCCTGAGTTGGACATTCGTATCATCTTTCAAAACCCATTAACTAAAATATCCAAACACTCCAAAACATCCTATGCGATGTGGGCTGAGAAGAATGGATTTCCTTGGTGCGTATACTATGCAATCCCAGTTGACTGGATCAGATGAATCAACCTTCCTATATCACACCAGCTGTCCTAGCTGTGGTTCGTCAGACGGTAATTCCGTATATTCTGATGGACATACTTATTGTTTTGTATGTAACCACTTTGATAGCGGGCAGCCAAGTGATGATTGTGAAAGACCGCAAAAACCAATTATGCTACAAGGTACACCTACTAAATTAAGAAAAAGAGGTTTATCAGAAGAGACCTGTCGCAAATACCGTATCCACAAGGACGGAGACACCCTACGCATGCACTATTTTGACAAAAAAGGTCAAATATGTGCTGCAAAAGTTAAAACAAAAGACAAAGGCTTCTGGATGGAGGGTAACAACACCGACCATCAACTTTTCGGGCAAAATTTATTTCCCGATAAGGGCACAAGGCTTACCATATACGAAGGAGAGCTCGATGCAGCCTCTGGATGGGAAGCACAACCCAAATGGCCTCATGTATCCATACCAAATGGTGCAAAGGCAGCAAAGAAAGCATTACAGAGGGTTCTAGACCTTCTTCAGAACTATGAAGAGGTTGTTTTATTCTTTGATAATGATGAGGCAGGTAGACAGGCAGCACAAGAATGTGCAGAACTGCTACCGCCAGGAAAAGCAAAAATTGCAAGGCTTGAGAAGTACAAAGATGCTTCTGATGCACTGCAAGCTGGCGATGCGGAGGCAATCAGACGAGCAATCTGGGATGCCAAAACATATAGACCAGACGGTATCGTAGATGCCAAAACTTTACTTGAATTAATCACCACACCCACCCCACCCGCAGATCATGACTACCCATTTCAAGGACTACAGCTCAAGTTGCACGGTATACGGTACGGAGAACTTGTCACCATTACTGCAGGATCTGGTACGGGAAAATCCTCGTTCTGTAGGAGTCTTGCAAGTCATCTTCTCAACAGAGGAGAACGGGTCGGTTACTTGGCACTTGAAGAATCTAACCGTAGGACGGCTCTAGGTTTGATGTCTGCCTCGTTGGGTAGATCTTATCACCTTGGAGAATATGAACGAGAAGAACTCGAATACGCCTATAACAGTACTATTTCTAATTGGAATCTTTTTCTGTTCGATGGCTTTGGTAGCTATGACCCTGACACAATTTACAGT